TTTTTTCACCAACTGGGCCATATGGATTTGTGTATATATTACTACCATCTGGTAAAGTACAGTTTAATTTATAATATGCATTCCATGGTACATTACACGACATTACATAATCCAACCCTGATATATCTTGGTCAGTATGATATTCCATACCTTTCCATGCTACTTGTTGATTTATTGCTTTGAGCATATCATATTTAGCAATTTTACTTTTCTCTGGTTGAGGTGGTGCTTGTACAGGTTCAGGTTGAGGAGCTGTTATTGTGGATGGAGCTGTTATTGTGGGTTGAGCTGTTGTTGTGGGTGGAGCTGTTATTGTGGGTTGAGCTGTTGTCGTGGGTGGAGGTGTTGATTTTTTAGATGTAAACATATAAACACTTAATGAACTAGAAATAAGAATGATCACAACTACAATTCCTATTATTATTTTAATATCCATTTAAATTCTATTACATTATATTATTAAAAAAATAATAATAAAATGAAGGATTAATTAAGTAAAATAATTTAAGATGAGCAATCTATTTTATATAAATCTGCAAAGACTGGATCACGACCATTATAAATACCAGTTCTGTCATCATTCATTAAATGAGGTGTAATGTCAACCATCGATTTATCATTCGGTCGTTGTCTTAGAACTGACAAAGTTCCTTTAATTTGAGAACAATAATTATCTTCACCATCTTGTCCAATTCTGATAGTTGGCCCTTGCCAATTTCCTTTGTAAACTGGACCTATCTTTTTAGAATAAACAGTTTTATCTTTGACAGTACATCCTATTTGATAATACGCATACCATGGTTTAGAACATGTAAGTGTATATCCTAGTTTATTTAAATTTTTACTACCTGAATCTGGCATATTTCCCCATGCAAGACTGTCATTTGTCTTTGGTTGGAATTTTGTTATTAATGCATCAGCTGGTGGTGCAGTTATTGGTGGTCTTGTAGGTTCACTAGTTGTAATCTGTGGTAACTTGGTGGTGGTGGTGGTGGTTGTTGATTTACTATTAAAAAATACAACCGACCCTATAATAGATGATATTAAGACCACTACGATAACTACTATAATAATAATCATAGTTACATTACTCTTTTTATCACCTGTATCAACGTCACCCAAATTAACGTCACCACTTACACCTGTATCATCCATGTTTAATTATTTTAATATAAATAAATAAATTAATTAAATAAGAATTAGTTTAAGAATTAGTTGTCTTAATCAACTTTTAACAATCAGCTCTGTAATTATCCAAGAATAAAGGATCCTTTTTATTATAAGGTTTTGTATTAGTCGTATCTGTTAAATATTGAGTAATATCTGTCATATAATTTTCATTTGGTCTTTGTCTGTATACAGATATTCTCCCACCTAATTTCGAACATAAATTATTATTACCATACGCACCAATTCTTAAAATGGGAGATTGTCCATTACCATCGTTAACAGGTCCCCATATATTAGATTTTACAGTTACCCCATCAATAGTACATCCTATTTGATACACACCATTCCAAGGAACAAGACATGTTTTATTGAATTTTAAATCACGAATATCACGGTCACCAACATTCTTCATTGATTTCCATGCAAATTGTGTATTAATATCTTCTGTAATACGATTGAGCTTTAATGACATTTCTTCTACAGGCACAGTTGGTGATGGTGGTAATGTTGTTGTTGTTGTTGTTGTTGTTGTTACAACTGGTGGTGGTGGTGGTGTTGTTGTTACATCTAGTGGTGGTGTTACAATCTCTTCTGGTTGTTCAGGTGGCGAAGTAGTTTGTGGAGGTGGTGAGTATTTCACCATCATGTAACTACTTGACATACATGATAAACAAATTATTATTACAGCAACAATAATTATAATTGTAATGGTATCCATACTATTGTTTATAATAAACTACCATTTTAATTTAATTTAATTTAATAAAAAATTCACTTAATTAATGAGAATTTCCATTTTCCAATGTTAAACCTTTAAATTGATTAATTAAATCTAAACTTTGAACACTTTCATTTAAATGACCAGGATTACTACTACCATTGTTACTTGCTCTAGATGTTGGTCTGTAGTACATATGTGTGTGTGTTGGAGCGTCTGTAAACGCTGTGTAAGTACTTGATGAATTATTTGATACAGTATCGTAATTGTAATTTTCTGTAGTCGTATTAACAGGATTGTAATTACTATAGTTATCTTGATTCGATGTATTAATATTAATAGAAGTCATATTGTGATTGTTATTGTGTAATTGTAAAAGAGTGCTAAATGATGGAACATCCGGATCATCAGTGAGATTCATTTGTAGACCATGAGAATTTTCATCTGTAATACGATCACCTAACCATAATAATGGTATAGAATCAGATATTTCATTTTCTTGATCTAATAAATTACTAATTTGATCATGTATAATACGTTGCTCAATTGTTGTGTTATCTTCACGTTCCTCATCACTTACTATATAACTTGCTCGTGTATGATAAATGGGTAATGTACTATATTCCTTTTTTTTAGGAAAGAAAAAATTGTAAATACCACTTTTGCATCTTGAAAAGAATGATCTTTTAGTGTTATTTTCAACTGTATTATAAATTACACCATCGTCATTATAATGACCTTCTTCTAAATCTTCTTCAGAACATTGTATAGAACTATAATCGTATGGATAATAATAATTAACAATTTTATTTTTCACATAAACAACACCGTTAAACAATCTTCCACAAAATTTAATAAAACCAACTATATAACTAAAAAAACTTGTAAATCTATACAGAAGAAAAAGTAATGTACCTGTTGTGCTAAAAACATTTAATATTGTATTAAATAAATACAATGTATTCAATAAATCCGTCATATTATATCCGTTTAATTTACAATATAGAATGAAAATAGATTTATTGAATTAAACTCGTTACGTTTTTTATATATTTAATCGATTTATCGGTAATTGGGTTTTTACATAAAATTAATTTATTATAAACATATAACTATGTATAAAAAATGGAAAAAAATTTTAAAAACAGAATTTTTAATGATAACAATAGGGATAACATGAAAACGAATGATTTAGATGTAAATTATAAAACTAAAAATTACAATAGTAATCGTAATAGTAATAGTAATGAAGTTTTAAACAGTGACATACATTACAAAAAATCAAATTATAAAAGTCCAAACAATCGTAAGTTTATAGACTTTAAGAAAAAACAAAATATATATTGTGTTAATTGTGGAGAAAAGGGTCATATTGTAAAGGAGTGCTTTGCACCAATAACAAGTTATGGTATTATTTCATTCAAGGTAAATAAAAGTGAAGATGATGATAAATATGACAAAAACGAGAAATTAAATAATATATTAAAAACAGAATTTATATGTGATAAGGACACACTTTATCCAAAAATAAAATTTTTAATGATTCAAAGGAAAGATACAATCGGGTACATTGATTTTATTCGTGGAAAATATACTAATTTAAATACATGTATTAGTGAAATGACTAGAAGTGAGAAATTAAATATCCTAACTAAATCATTTGATGAACTTTGGAATGAATTATGGATTTGTAATAAAACACATGAGAATTTTTATAAACAAGAGTATTATCAAGCTAAATCAAAGTTTAATAAATTGGATATTTCAAAGTTAATCGGGAGTATAGAATCAAAGTTTTTATATCAAGAATTTGGATTTCCAAAAGGTAGACGAAATATAAGAGAAACTAACATTGATTGTGCAGAAAGAGAATTTTTCGAGGAAACACAATATAACAAGGAATCATATCAATTTATTAAGAATTATCCTACAATTGAAGAAAGATTTACAGGAACAAATGGTGTTATATATAAACATATATATTATCTTGTAAAAATGAAGGACAATGCAAAACCACCATCTGTAAATGTAAATAACAAAACACAATTAGGTGAAGTTCAAAACCTAGGATGGTTTACATATGAAGAATGTTTACATTTAATAAGACCATATGATAATGAGAAGAAGATCATTCTTACAAAGGTGTATAATGATATTATAGATATGAATAATAATTACGAATGTTCAGAGTATTATTATAAATCTATTAATTAACAAAGGAAAAGGGTGTTATTGTATATTAATTAAATAGCAAATGTTACTATTTAATTACAAAAAGTGATGAGTTCTCGCTTAGAGTTAAAATAAATATTCATTGTAAAATTAATGACATCTAAAGAACATTTAGTTGGTAGTACTATTAATAATAAGTACAATGTGATAAAGTATATTGGTAGTGGTTCATTTGGCGATGTTTATGAAGCGGTAAACAAAAAAACGAATGAAAAATTCGCCTTAAAAATACCAATCATTACAAAGGAAAAGAATGGTCAAAGAATGTTATTAGACGAGGCTAAAATATACAAATATTTAAGTAATCCTTCAAAGGGTGTTGCAAATGTTAGGGTAGCAAAATACAATGAAAGTAGGATTATTGTTATGGATTTACTAGGACCTAACTTGGAAAATATTTTTCAAATGACAAATAAACAGTTTAGTTTACAAACAATAATACGTTTAGCAATTATGATGATAGATGTTTTACAATACATTCATTACAATGGATTTATTCACAGAGATTTAAAACCTGAAAATTTTGTTATGCATACAGGACCTGACAATACATCTAAATTATATTGTATTGATTTTGGTTTAGCTAAAAGATATATAAAAAAGGACGGGACTCATATTGATTTTTCTGATAATAAAAAATTTTGTGGAACTGCAAAATACGCAAGTATAGCAGCTCATGAAAATCATGAACAATCTAGAAAAGATGATTTGGAAGCTATTGCTTATATATTAATTTATTTATTCAAAGGTAAACTTCCTTGGCAAGGAATTAAAACAAAGGATAAAAAAAAAAGGTATAGTTTAATATACAAAGAAAAAACTAAATATACAGCTGATGAGTTATGTAAAGGTATGCCACGTGAATTCATTGTTTTCTTGGATTATGTTAAAACATTGTCATTTGATGAAAAACCACCATACAACAGTTTTAAAAAAATGTTTACACGATTATATGATAGAATGGAATTTAAGGACCACACTTTTGAATGGGAAAAGTGACTAGTTACTTACTTGATCACGATTTCCCGCAACTT